CCACCAAATCGCGGAGGCTTCGGAGCGCCGGGACCACGCGGCATCTTCATGGCACCAATCCCAAATGGGCCGTTGAGCCCGAATTGTGACTGTGCCAACTTGAGCCCAGAAACAGAGTTGCCCTGTCCCATCGATGCTATGTGGGCCGCCGGGAGCACATATGACCCACTGGGCACCTTTGTGTAATGGGTGTCAGCCCTCCCTGGCATCGATGACATGATCGGACCATGCATCATATCCCGCGCTTCGCCGCGTTCAAAGTAGTTCGGCGGATTGAGATTTGGCCCCTTGGCAATGTTGAACCCGCCACCAGCACGACAGGGAGGGCGCATGAATGGCATGTTTGCAGGGCCAGCGACACCATTTGGCATCACATTGCCGGGCGGAGCCATGCCGCCCATCTGATGCGGCATCATCATCGGAAGCCCCATCGGCGGTACATTGCCGGACGTGGCAAAGCCTGACCCAAGATGCTGCGGTAGCGTCATTGGGAGGCCCATTGGGGGCACGTCAGGAGAAGACAAGCCGCCCATTTGCTGCGGAAGCATTGCTTGATTGACTGGCCCACAGCCGCCGCCATCAGCACGTCCAGCGGCACGAGCGCGCCGTTGCGTCTCTAATCCGATCGCAATGGCCTGGGCGCGGCTTTGAACGTGCGGAGATCGCCCAATTTCCGAATGCAGCGTCCGCATATTGTCGCGCAAAGCTGTGGCACTGCTACTGTGCTCAAGAGGCATCGCCGATCTCCGCTCTGTTGGCGCGCTGCCTATCTATCCTGTTGCGAAGAGCTTCGAGATGTGGGCCGGGCTTCCCTTCGCCGCCACGCTTTAGCCAATCGATAAACTCATCAAGCGCCAACATCATCTCTGCCATCTTTCGTTGTCGCCCCGATTCTCCCATCTCCAAACATGGCGTGCATATGTTGGGCATGTAGTCTGCCGGCAGATTTGGTTTGACAACGACGGTGTGACCGCATTGTTTGCAGACAAATTCTCTTAGCGTGGCTGATGTCATGGCAGCACCAAAATCAAGTAGATGCCGTTAATGATCAGCCACACCTCGATGATGTGCACCCAGGACATTACGCCAGACGCTGCGGCTACCGGCTCGGTGAACGGCGAGGCGGAGGCGGATGTGGCAGAACAGCGTCAGCGTCGTGATGCGGCACTTCTGACGGATGTGGCGTTAAGGCAACGTCGTGGTGCAGCGCTTCTGACGGATGTGGCGCAACCTTTGCAGCCGCAGCCTTCGCTGCTTCGGCCTCAGCCTCGGTCTTTACAGCCTCAGCCTTTGCAGCTTCAGCCTTCGCAACCGCGACCTTCGCAGCTTCAGCCGTCTTCGCAACCTCATCCTTCTTCTGCACAGCCTTGCCGTAGGCGTCGGCTTCCGCTGTGCACTCTGTCCATATGAGCGTACCGCCACCATCGACCGTCGTCGCATTTTGCGCCAACTGCCACGCCGGCTCGGAATCGCCCGATCTCCCCGACGTAGTGCACCTGAACACACGCTCGTTGCCGACAGCCGGCACCGCTCGCTGCCTCACGTAGTCCCCTCTGCCGTCGTTGCTCATGGACAAATAATCGCGCTTCGGTTGCCATGCGGGAACGGCATCGCGCGGATTGATTTTGCCGTTATAAGCATCGAGCGCAGCTACAAACCACGTCGCATCACCCGTCCACGGATGGCCATCATGATCATCCTTGTCTGGGTCCTTGACGCGATGGATTGCCTCGGCCACAGCCTGAACAGCGTCTGCGTGAGAGCGCTTCGGCGTGTCGGTATGAACATTGGTCATGGTGCTTCTCCTGGTTTGACATCGAAAGGGACTAGAGGCCGCTCATCAACAGACGAGTTCGGCGACAAGCCATTGCCAACAGTAGGCGGTCAAGGACGGCGTGCTTTGCTTTGAGCGCCTCGCGTGCCCGTCCCATCGCAGACACCCCGCGATCATGGGCGCCGCGCGCCATCTCGGCAATGCTTGCCGCCTCCTGATCAAGCTCATCCTCAAGAGCGTCGAGCATCGCCGGCAAGTTCGTGTAATCTCTAGCCATCCGCCGTTCCTCAAGAACCATCCGAGCCAGCCGTACTCCGCCTGCAAGATGCTCAATCTGAGCTTTGTGATACTTGATCCATACCAAAAAGACAACCGTCTTGGCCCCTTATCCAACTTTACGCAGTCCCGCCGGCAAGAAGCGATCCTGAAATGCCCCAACAGTTCGTATATTTTATCCCCGCCCCACCAGTCCCGTCATTGATCGCGGCGGCGTTACATCCTTTGAAATCACAGCCGACAGCAATCACTCGCGTTGCTCCTGTATTTACAGTCAATCCATTCTTGGGCGTTCCACTTAATGCCGCTGTCGGGTCTGGACCGATCTTCGTTCCAATAATACGGAACCCGGAAACCGTCCCACCGAGCACCACCGCGTCATAAGTGTTCGTTGTTTCCTCGGAGCACGCGATGATGGAGCCGCCCATCACGCTGACATCCGTCGCCCCATTATTCTGAATGCCGCTTCGGGCGCAGAACACAATTCGCGGATTAGTCATATCCAAATCATAAACATCCGAGCCGAGAACCATTCCCATAGCAGCCACCTGCTGGGTCGCCGCGTAAGGTGTCTTCAGCTTGGCGTAATGCAGATTGCCAAGCGACCAGCAGGCCGTTCCTGCGTTGTCAAAAATGCAGTCAACCGCTTCCAGGCCGCGCGGTGCATTTCCTGCCTGGGTATCCTGCGCGCGAAATCCATATTGACAGGCAGTCGATAACGCTTTGCTAACAAGAAGACCATCGCAATAGCTGTCATAGACAATGCACGCGCCCTGCGAGTGGCTTGAACCAAACACCTGAAAGTCATCAATGAACGGATCAATTGTACCCTGAAACCATGCTCCGAACCGCTGATGCCCATCGCATCTGATCTGCTTGGCCGTGATGTTGTGAATTTGATTGCTGACGCCGGTCATCGAACATATGAGAAAATCCCACATATTCAGCGTATATATATCAAAGATATCGCAGTAAATTGCGCCACTGGTGTTGAAATTGATACACGCTCCAGCCGTAATAGTCACCCCTGAGTTTGGGGCGATGCTCAAAGCGCTAATGCTGACCTGTCTCACATTACCGATTTGGAATAAATCGCCCGTCGCATTCTTTTTCGCCAAAACCGTGGCACCACGGCCGCTCCCTATAATATGGACATTGCTGTTTGAGACCGTAAGTCCATCGCAAACAAATGTACCAGCAGGAATGACTACGATCCCACCTCCAGCGGACCCTACAGCGTTGATCGCCGCCTGAATTGCCGCCGTGTCGTCAGTAGTGCCGTCTCCAGCGGCTCCGTATTGTTTTACGTTGATGCCGGTAGTGAGACCTTTCACGAAAGCTGTTGATGCAGCCCTATTTGAGGAATCACCAAGAGGAGGCGTTGGCACCACAAAATTTGGATTGGTCGGCCAAAACCCCATTTTAATGACTCCGTTCGTTTATGATTCTGTTACCGTGACTGGATTAGTCGCCCCGCTAGCCGCCATAGCACCATAAGCTAACTGGCACTGACCATCAAGCACAAGTAAACCTCCAGAAACAAGTTGATAAGTGCCACCCAATGCGCCGAGAGTCGGTGTATTCGGCGATCCATTTGCTAAAGTCATTGGACCAACATAAAGAGTAACAGTACCAGGATTGTGAAACGTAATCGTGTACCTCTGTGCATTGGCGGCAATGATTTGCGCGAAAGCGGTGCTAACAGAATTTGATGCCGTAACCTGCCCACCGCCAAAATAGCTACGCGTAGCCTTTACCAAGGCCGAGAGTTGTTGTGTGATCCCTTTGAGAGCACTGACAGCATCGGTGGCACCGGCTGTGCCCTGGCCAGGATGATCGCCGTTGCTCATGATTTTGCCCCTTCCTTTTCGGCGGTCGTTCGTTGACGATGATCATCTGCGGCCTACGACTGAATATCTGTATCGAACGTAGCCGATGCGCCACCAAGAACCAAGATCGGACGACTGAACAAGGATCGCCATTTGCCGGCCGCGTATCCTGGTCGATATGAATTGTGTCGATTGCGTCACCGTGAACGGTCCATAGACTGTTGGCGTATCCCCAGGAAAGTTGACAACAAGAAAACTTATCGTGATGTGAGCCGACACTGTTCCGATAAACGTCTCAAATTTGAAATCAGGATATATCTGATCGACAAAAGCAAAGTCCTCTCCCTCTGCTATAAAGAAATATCCCGTCGTGAAGCTTGCCACCAATGGCTGGCCGTCCGCATCAGGCGTAGTCTCATGCTGGTACACAACACCTGACGGCGAGGCGCCCACAGGCATGCCTAAAATGGACTGATCAATCCACGCCGACCGCGGTAATGAGCCGTAATCCCACGGCATTCCCGGTTCTGTGATGTTTACCTTGACGTAACTGTCGCACTCTCCCGTGCTCGCCGCGCTTGGGTAAAGCCATCCCACCTCATTGAACGGCGTATTCGGCATGGCACGGATGTTTTGCAAGAAGCTAGTATTTAGATTTTGAAAGACGCTATCCCAGACTGGGCACGGCATAACGCTAACGCCACCGCTGTTGTAGGCATAGAAGTTTGTCCGTCCCATCCAGTAGACCGAGCCACGCAATTGCTGTGCCGCCGCCTGCGACACCAAACCAGCACCAGCTCCGATCTTGTTGAACCCAAACACATCGGGAGGACCGATGTAATTCATCGCCCAGAGGTCAATGTCAGTCCACAGCAAGTTCTGATTATTGACCGCCATCCCGCCAACGATCACCGAACCAATACCGATACGGTAGCTGCCGGCCTGTGTCGCAGCGCTCACTACAAAGTTCGTGAAGTCGCCAACAGTGCTCCATTTCACCAAGAGCGGGTCCTGTTCCCAGCCTATCCATCCGGTGCTCTTGCGGATCGAAGACCCAAAGGCAACTAGAATTTGCTGGGACATCGACACGAACATGCCAGTGTTGAACGGCGGCGCCGTTGACACAATTTGTGCGTCCTGGAACCCACCTGTCGGGTCCCAAAAGAAGATACCGCCATTCTTCGGACAAGCGATCAGCAACTCGCCCCAATTGTCCAACGACCAATCCGTTGCCGTGATAGGCGTTCCCGTTTGTGATGGACCGACAACGCCCGTTCCAAAACCGCCGCCACCAAATGGCCCAAGCCCAAATCCAGAGCCTGCTGTCGGAGGCCCAAGCGCTATCCAATAGATAAGCTCGGCATTGCCACTGTTCATAACGATGGTGGCACCAAACGAAATGCTATCACCGCTCCCAACGCCACCGCCAGCCGCGTTCGCGCTCATTACGACGGTAGTAGCTGTAAAACTGACAACGGTCGTTCCAGATGGAATAGCTCCCGGCGTCGTAACATCGGCAATCAACATGCCAGCCGCCAGCCACGACGGAACCGTGCCAGAAGCAAAATGCAGCGTATTGTTGCCTGCCGCCGTCGTAGCGTTAGTGACAGGCTGGGTTGGCTGCGATGCAGCGCTGATCGTGAAATTGCTCACGTCGGCAACGGCGACAACAGTATAAGTGCCAGCAATCGCGACACCATTCCCTGTCGTGGACACAGGGAAATTGACCGTCGAGCCCACAGATAGCCCGTGTCCAATGAAATTCACAGACACAAGCTGTGTACCGTTTGTCGTGGCAAAGACCGGAATGCTGGCGAAAACAATATTGTCACCGCTCCCAACACCGGCACCAACCACGTTGCAGCTAAGCACAACCGTAGTGCCAGTCGTGCTCACCACGTAGGCTCCGGGAGGAATTACGCCGGCCGTCGTGATATCGGCAGCGGCCATGTTCGCCACGACCCACGATGGCGTGGCCGCAAAGTGCAGAGTGTTGCTGCCGGCCGCCGTAATAGCGTTTGTCGCTGTTGGATTTGTCGCCGTAGTTGTCGCGTTGGAGCCTGCCGTGATCTGATAGCTGTGCACGCCAGTTATTAGGGTGATCTGATAAAGACCGTCGAGGATAAGACCGCCAATTGACACTGGCGTGTTGAAGAAAACGGCATCGAACGTCGTGACGTTTGAAATGTTGGGATCGGTTATGCTAACGACGGCACTGCTAGCCGTGGTGGATATGTTTGGAGCAAAATCAGATTTGAACGATTGCGGCGTTACGTCCTTTAAGATTCCTGATGTTATGACACCAAGCTGCATCGTAGAGCCAACACCAAGATGTAGAACATTGTTGAGGTCTTGCCACGCATGAAGCACCCGAGGTATGCCTGACGCTGATTGAGAAAAGTACCTTAGCCAGCCGCCAAACTTCTGAACCAAAGAATCTTTGAACCGCACAAGGCTCGACTGAGAAATGCCAGCGCGCAGCAATGTTGGCGTCCGTTCTGTGTTGACGCCCGGCAAGAGTGTGACACTACCGAAGGCCATCACGCAGCCCTTATGAGGGTCAATCCACAAATAGCGGCCGGAGGCGTGGCAGGAAGCGCCGTTCCCGATCCACCAGAACCAACGGTAATTCCTGTCACGTTTGTTGTCGTGTTCACGCCAGAGCCGGTGGATATACCAGTGCCAATGGTGGTCCCGCTTGGAGTACCAGCATTCGGTGTAGCCTGAGTTAGGCTGTGAAAGTGTCCAGTGTCTGTTACTGTTAGATTGTAGTTCGGAATATTAGCTTTGGCGATAGTCTGCGTTTCAGTGCCGCCGCTTGCAAACAACGTATTTCCATCCACACCACCTCCACCGGAGGTAAGACGGCCAGTACCCTGATTGAGCGTTGCCCTGAACCGTCCGCGGAAATCAGGAAGCGTATTCCCTCCCAACAAAGCGTTAAGCGCTGGATAGGTGCCCGCATTGAACGTCGTGCCGTCGCAATTGAGATAAGGCTGCACCGTGCAATTGGTGATCCAGGCCGGCAGCGCCGTCACAGCAAGATCGATGTATTGCCCAACGCGCCCCATGTCGAGATATTTGCAATCTGTGCCATCGCAGAACATATGCACGACCTCACCGGGAGGCGCGCATATCTTCTTGCCTGGAGCGCTAGACTGTAACTGAACATAGAAGCTGCCGACCGTGCACAGGTTCTCCATCATGAAGAAGCCAGAGCGCGGGATGGTGATGACACAGGGACCAGTAAGCGATCCGGTGAACCGAAGCAACGCGCTCTGCGCCTGATAGGGGCCAGCCCACAGCGAATCCGTGGCCGGGGGCGTCGATAGCGTGACATTGGCGTTCGTAAGCGCTACCGACGCCACATTGGCAAGAATGTAATCAGTGGCGCCGTCATTGTTGTTGAGGGGAACGTCCCATGTTCCGCTGTCCCCGCCTCTTGGAGTTTGATAGAGCCCAATATTTGGCGTCTGTCCCATGCGTTAATTCCTCGGCGGCGTCGTCACCGCAAACGGCTGTTTCGGAGTCCATGCTTGCGCTGCGTAGCGCTTCCTGGCCTCTTCAAGATTGGCAGAAGCTAGAAGCTTCGAATAGTGAGCCTCCCACGTCATCGCCTGTGCTGGGTTGTCCCCCATAGCGCTGAAGTTCTGCTGATAGCCGGCCGCGAAAATGAGGGCAGTGGCAAGGAATAGATCGGGAAGGTAAAGCGATAGCACTGTCGTCGTGTTCGTCGCACTCAATGGTGTCGGCCTAATCGTGCCAACAACCTCCATCGTGTAGCTCGCATCTGGTGATGGCCCAACAATAAACGTCTGATCTGTGAGCGGCGCGTAATACACTGGCACAGATGGCGTTCCAGACGCTGCCTCATTAGGCCACACGGCATCAATAAACTCGCGCGATGTTGGCACCAATTGCTTACGGTTCGTCGTAAATCCGACCGGCGTGAACACATTCATCGATTCGGTGAGAATGAACCGGCCAAGGCTCTGCGGCAGAGTGAAGCTGCGGTTGTTGGCAGAAAGCGTGGCGCTCTGGTCTCTGACAATGGTGCTCAGCAAATCCAGTTCCCGATAGCACCTTTGTTCGGCATCATCGATGATATTCGGAAGCGCGGCGAGATAGTTCGTATCGCTGGCAGGCACAGCGATCATGCCGGCAAGAGCCGAAACGAATTGTGCGTAGTTGTAGCTCATCGCTATTCCTCAACGGCAAAGTTTGGCGGCCTCGCATTGAGAATCGGCGGAGGATCAGGCGGAAGGATGATCGTGCGGAATTGCTCTTGGGGCTTATCGAGGCATGTCTGACATACTAAAATTCTTCGATTAATAAGTTGCGTTCCGGCCCAGTCGAATTGCCATGTTAATTCTCGCAATTGATACCACACACCGCAACGGTCACACTGTCCCGCAGCTTCAGGATTGCTCGGGTCTACCGTGACATGGAGAGATTGGCGACGACTCATAAACCCATAGTTAGCACACCTTTGCGCCGGGACCAACACCGGACGGATTGGTGGCTACACCAGGACCGGTAACGACTTTATTGGTTCCTGACCCCGGCGGTTCCGTTGGATTGCTGGCCACGCCAGAACCCAAGACCTCACAAACATGATGGATCACCGCTAACGCTATCGTTAGTCCACCAGCGCCAGCAAACGTAACGGCGATGCTGACTATGACCTTAAGCCATTGCTCGGTCGTCGGCGGCAACAACCCTGAACGCTCCGGGCGAGGATGGATCGTAATTGGTATGTTGACCGGATTATCCCAGAGCGGCACGAAACGAATAAGCTGACTTTCCGTACCGTCTTCGCCGCGCATAAAAGACGACGATCCAGTATGAGTCCACTGAGGACGCGGATAAACAAAAGGTGACGGCCAGTCTGTTGGCTTGAACACAATGAACTGAGCCTGTGTACCATCGTCACCGCGCAACCATGAAGCCGCCTGACGTTCCCTGCCAAAATGCGGCGGTTGCCACGACTGAATTGGCCAACCATCGTTAATCCATGCAGAGAATGACAATGCTGTGCCGTCATCACCACGGAAAAACGCTGACCCACGCCACTCCGGCGCTCGATGTGAAGGTTGAACTGGTTGCACTTCCCAACCCCAGACCGGAGGAACTGTGAATACGAACTGTGCTTCAATACCCGGCTCTCCTGCCAGGATCGCCCCGACCCTTTCTGGCCGTGGATGTGGAGGCTGGATTGGTTGCACTTCCCAACCGCCATTGCGCCAAACCTGATAGGTTGAAACGATACCATCGTCGCCACGCATCGTCGCCGCAGCACGCTCTGGCCTGGGATGCAGCGTCGTAGGAAGAACGAACTCAAACCCATAGTTAAGAGGAATGGCAGTGAACGAGAAGATGGCCTGTGTGCCGGGGTCCCCGATCATAACGACACTAGCCCTCTCCGGACGCGGGTGCGACGGCTGGGGCGACTGGACCGGCCACCCAAACTGGAAGAATTGCGTCAATGTCCCCTGAGTTCCATCGTCTCCAATCATCAGCGCTGCGCTACGCTCTGGGCGCGGATGCGGCGGGTTGGGCGCAGGCACTTCCCAACCCGCGTTGAACCACGGCGGTGGAATAGAGAACTCACTACGACCCTCAATCGCAGCTCCACGCTGCAACCTGTAAACTAGGTGCTGTTGAAAGTCGTAGCTCCACGTAACAGTGACGACTGGCGGGCCAAACACAGCTTGCGTACCGGTGTCACCTACTTGCACAGCACCTGCGCGCTCCGGCCGCGGGTGGGGAGGCTGCGGAGGCTGCACCGCCCAGCCGGCCGGGAGCAAGTTGGGGAAGATGCCGAACTCGCTCTTGCTCTTCGTCGCCGCCGCCCGCTCGAACCGCGGGTGCGGCGGTTGAAGTGTCAGCTCGTGGCCCCAGGGGATCGTGACGGGTGCGACGAATACGTATGCGGCCTCCGTTCCGTCGTCGCCGCGAGCAACAGCTCCAGCGCGCTCCGGCCGCGGGTGCGGGGGTTGGGGCGGCTGGATAGACCAGCCGGCAGGATAGAACGCCGCGAACGGAGACTGAGTTCCGTCGTCCCCGCGAGCTGTCGCTCCTGCTCGCTCCGGCCGGGGGTGCGCCATGAAGGGAGTGACGTAATCCCACCCCACCTGCGGGACGAAGATGCCCTGAGCCTCGATGCCCGTCTCCCCGACGTGGACGGCCCCCGACCGCTCCCGCCGCGGGTGCGGGGGTTGCGCAGACTGCTGCTCGTAGCCCCAGGAGACCGAGGGAGGCGCAACGAATACGTATGCAGCCTCCGTTCCGTCGTCGCCGCGAGCAACAGCGCCAGCGCGCTCCGGCCGCGGGTGCGGGGGTTGGGGCGGCTGCACCGCCCAGCCGGCCGGGAGCAAGTTGGGGAAGATGCCGAACTCGCTCTTGCTCTTCGTCGCCGCCGCCCGCTCGAACCGCGGGTGCGGGGGCTGGAGTGTCAGCTCGTGGCCCCAGGGGACCGTGACGGGTGCGACGAATACGTATGCGGCCTCCGTTCCGTCATCGCCGCGAGCAACAGCTCCAGCGCGCTCCGGCCTCGG